GTACACAAATATACCGATGTGGTGCTGAAGATTTGCCATGGGAGACGATTGAGAATGTAGATTGTGCATTTACATCGCCACCATACTTTGCGACTGAAAGATATAATGAGGGAGGTGACTTTGAAGAAGATCAGTCATGGAGTAAGTTTGCAGAATATGAAAGGTGGCGTGATGAGTTCTATCTCCCAGTGGCTCTAAATAGTTTTAATGCTTTAAGTGAGAAAGGATTTCTAATGACTAACATTATGGATCCTAAAATTAAAAATGTGAGATACTATTCATGTGATGAATTAGTAGATCATTTACAACCAGATTTTCTTGGGCAAATTGGTATGAGAATCATGCAACGGCCACAAGGGAAGAATAAATTTGAAACTAAGGAAGAGTTAGTCGAATTTATGAATAAACTATACATTGAAAACGTCTGGTGTTTTGGTAAATATAAGACGTTTGATTTGTTTCGCCATAAACGGAGGGCGACTCTGGAAGGTCTGTTCCAGTAGGAGAAAATAAATTATGTTAAAGTCGTTTTGGTGGAATAAGGAGTGGGCCTTGTGGGCATGGGGCGGACTTATTGCACTAATAGGATCGTTGTGGCTACAGGTACAAATGACAGTAGCCATTAACACTTGGTACGGTGGGTTTTATGACCTGCTACAAAATGCAGGAGATTATGTAGACAAGCCTCAAGAAGGTATTAGTCAATTGTATTCTCAATTGGTTTCTCTGCAATATACAATGAGCGGCTTTGATAGCGAAGTTGCTACGGTATCTTTTACAGAGATTGCATTTCCGTATATAGCACTTGCTATTTTTACGGGATGGTTTGCACGAATCTATGGGCTACGATGGCGTCAAGCTATGACGTTCAGTTATATTCCACGATGGCGAGCTGTCGATGGAGAAATTGAAGGTGCATCGCAACGTCTACAAGAAGATTGTAACAGATGGGCAAGAATCATTGAGTCATTAGGACTGCAAGTAGTTCGAGCAGTGATGACGTTGATTGCTTTTATTCCAATCTTATGGGGATTCAGTGACAAGGTAGACTTACCAATCATCAGAGATATTGAAGGCTCATTAGTATGGGCAACTCTGTTAGTATCTTTAGGTGGTATGGGTATTAGTTGGTTTGTTGGTTGGAAACTTCCACATCTGGAGTATAATAACCAGAGAGTAGAAGCTGCCTTCAGAAAAGACTTGGTACTTGGTGAAGATGACAAGATCAATTTTGCACAGCCTGAAACTTTAGGTGAACTGTTCACAGGTATTAGATATAATTATCATAGGCTGTATTTACATTATGGATATTTTGATTGTTGGGTTGTGTTCTATGATCAGTTTATGATTATTGCACCTTACCTAGTAATGGGCCCAAGTTTGTTTACTGGTGCAATAACACTTGGTGTTATGGTGCAGGTCAGTAATGCATTTAGTAGAGTGCATGGAGGCTTTGCATTATTCTTACACAACTGGACAACGATTACAGAACTGCGTTCAATTTGGCGTCGTCTGCATGAGTTTGAACAGAATCTAGTGAGGTACGGAGCATGAGTGGCGAAATGATATTGTTAGGGGCTATAGGTATAGGTTTAGTTTGCATAGTTCTTTTAGCACATTGGATTGATCGGCGTATTGTCCGAAAGATTGAATTGTATGAAGATCGTATGGTCGAACAAGGCATATACAAAAGGCACTTTACAGAGAAAGGCAAAAATTAATTGTTGTTGGCTGTATATAAAGATAAGAAGTATAAAACTATAAATGTTCCTCTCTCCCAAAAAGCTGAAATACAAAAGATGCTTAGGGAGAGAGGGATTGAATGGTATACTATGAGTTGGAGTGAAGGAGAAAAACAAGATGTCAAACTTCTTGAAGAATGTAATTAAAGAAACAGGAAATGAATATGGTACAATTGTTAGCGACGGTCTTGCTACTGCTGATGTGTCTGGCTATGTCGATACTGGGAGCTTTATTTTTAATGCTCTTTGTTCCGGTAGCCTTTATGGTGGGTTACCTCAGAATAAGATTACTGCCCTCGCTGGTGAATCGGCGACAGGCAAGACGTTCTTTGTCTTAGGTGTATGTAAAACTTTTCTGGAAGATAATCCTGATGGTAGTGTAGTTTTCTTTGAGAGTGAATCAGCAATCACCAAAGATATGATTGAGGAACGTGGTATAGATTCTTCAAGAATGGTGATACTACCTGTAACAACTGTACAAGAGTTTCGTTATCAATCATTAGCTGTGCTTAGTGCATATGAAGATGATGAAGAACAGAAACCATTGTTGTTATGCCTTGACAGTCTGGGAATGCTATCTACAACGAAAGAGATAGAAGATACAGAAGCCGGTAAAGAAACCAGAGATATGACACGGTCACAGATAGTGAAGGCTACGTTCCGTGTATTGACATTGAAACTTGGTAAACTTGGAGTGCCGCTGATACTGACTAACCACACTTATGATGTTATAGGGTCTATGTTTCCACAGAAAGAAATGGGTGGGGGTTCAGGACTCAAGTATGCTGCATCCCAGATCATTTATCTTTCAAAGAAAAAAGAGAAAGATGGTACAGAGGTGATAGGTAATATTATTCATTGTAAGACGTACAAGTCTAGACTTACAAAAGAGAATCAAATGGTTGACGTTAGGCTGTCTTACACGAAGGGTTTAGACAGGTATTACGGTCTTTTAGACTTAGCACTAGAAACTGGTATATTCAAATCAGTTTCTACACGGGTAGAGTTACCTGATGGTAGTAAACAGTTTGGTAAAACGATCAACAATGATCCCGAAACATATTTCACAGAAGAAGTAATGTCAAAATTGGAGTTTGAGGTGTATAAAAAATTCAAATATGGCTGATAATCTAGTTAGAGTTTATGATGATGTAATAGATGAAGTATCTTGTAAGTTACTCATAGAAAAGTTTGAGGACTCCCATGAGTATTATAAAACAGTCCATCAGGAAGATGGTGATGAGCGTATATCATTTGAGCAGATTATATTAGTAAACCATGAAGAATGGGAGTCTGTTCAAAAGGGTATGTTAGAGTTGTTTCAAGATTATATTATGCGCTATAAAATTGATTGTTTGATAGGCAAGAAGATGTGGCCTGAAACTTATGGGTATGAAGCAATAAGGATAAAACGATATCTGGCTAATGATTATGATAGGTTTGATCCTCATGTGGATGTGATAGACCATAATTCTTCTCGTAGATTTTTATCCTTCTTCATATATCTTAATGATGTAGATAAGGGAGGTGAAACAGAATTTCTTTCTCCGTATTGGTTAAATAGGATTGTTAAACCAAAGAGAGGACGTTTGTTGATGTTTCCTCCTATGTGGCCTTGGGTCCATGCAGGTAGAAAGCCTGTGTCCGGGATGAAGTATCTCATTAATTCTTACTGTCATTATGAGTAGAAAAGTTCCAAGTTATTATTACGTTACAAATAAGGAAACTGATCAGCAAGCCTATAGAATAGGTGAAGGTAAGTTTTCCGGTATAGTATGGACATATCACAATGTACAATTTCCTATGTATACTGATGGAGGTGAGATGGTTGATCCAAGCAAGGCTGAAGAAATTCCCTTGACATTTGACTGTGAATTGATGTATAATCCAACTGATGAAGATTTATCTACAGGCGAATTTGAAGCAACTGTAGGTGATATATTAATGAATATTATTGATGAAAGTTTAAAAAATGACACAGTTAAATTTAGAAGCGACGATACTGACGAATCTGATATATAATTCAGAATATACTCGTAAAGTAATTCCATATATTAAAGCCGAATATTTCCAAGACATCACTCAAAAAGTGGTGTTTCAAACTATTGAGGCGTATGTAAATAGTTATAAGTCTAATCCAGATAATGCTGAAGTTATTAAATTAGATTTACAGAAGGCTTCATTAAATGAAGAACAGTATAAAAAGACTCAAGAGTTTGTAGATGGTTTAGGTGAAGCTGTTTCCGAAGAACAGTTTGATTGGCTAGTAGATGAAACGGAAAAGTGGTGTAAAGATAAGGCAATTTATAATGCAATCCTGAATGGGATTCATATTATAGATGGGAAATCTAAAGATCAAACACCAGAGGCCATCCCCTCAATTTTAACAGATGCATTGTCAGTATCTTTTGATACTCATATAGGCCATGATTATATGGAACAGTATGAGGAGAGATATGATTTTTACCATGAGAAAGAAGAAAAGATACCGTTTGATTTAGATTTCTTTAATAGAATTACAAAAGGTGGGTTACCTAACAAGACATTGAATGTTTGTCTTGCTGGTACAGGTGTAGGTAAATCTTTGTTCATGTGTCATGTGGCTGCTGCAACATTGTTACAGGGTAAGAATGTTTTATATATCACTTTAGAGATGGCAGAGAAAAAGATTGCAGAACGTATTGATGCAAACTTGATGAACTTGACATTAGATGATGTGCATGATTTACCCAAGAGAATGTTTGAGAGTAGGGTAGATAAGATTAGAAAGAAAACTGAGGGTCAATTTATCATTAAAGAATATCCTACAGCGTCTGCTCACTGTGGACATTTTCGTGCATTATATGATGAGTTGCGATTGAAAAAGGCATTTCAACCACACATAATCTTTATTGATTATATAAACATTTGTGCATCAGTAAGATTTAAATATGGCAGTAATGTAAATTCGTATACTTACATCAAGGGTATTGCGGAAGAGATGAGAGGTTTGGCTGTAGAATTGAATCTTCCAATTGTATCTGCAACACAGACCACAAGACAAGGGTTTACATCTACAGATATAGGTTTAGAAGATACATCTGAATCGTTTGGGCTACCAGCTACCGCAGACTTGATGTTTGCATTGATCTCAACTGAGGAGTTAGAAGGGTTAAATCAGATGTTAGTTAAACAATTGAAGAATAGATATAATGATCCAACATTAAACAAAAGATTTGTAGTAGGTGTAGATAGAGCTAAGA